TTGAGTGTTGCAGCGTGGTCATTGAAAACAAATGTATCACTGTCTGTTAACAGAGGAAGAGTGATTTCCCTATCTGCTGGTAACTCATTAACCGCAAGAACATATCGGTGATTAGAATTTGTGTCGTTGATACTAGGAGTAGAGATGATAGGACTCAAGATAGTCTTATTAGACAAGGTTTGTGTTGCAGAGTCCATGACCAATGCACCGTCATAGTTCGGAATACGAACTTCACGATCCGCAGTCGGGTCATCGGAACGCAATCTAAGTTGGAAGTTATTTGCAGATCTTCCTTCAAATACAATTGCATCCGAATCGAAATCCATCAAAGACATCAATGCTTGACCGTCACCTAGTTTGGTGTAGATCTCATCAAAGTTCTGTTGGATTTTCAGAGTCGCAGTACGGAGTGTATCGCCCGTACCATCGTTTGCGATTGTTCCTCTGTTTAGTATCTGTTTAGTCATTCTCTTTACCTAAAGGTTTCATAGTTCTATTTATACTAGTATTGACCATCAATTAAGTTTCTTAGTGACAATTCTGAATCTGAGTCACCAACTGGGGTTAAGCCACCACCAAACTGTAAGTTGTCCGAATCAATACGATTTATTGTTGGATTCCAATCGAATCTCTCCTGATCGATTGTCTCTGTACTTGAGATGTCGAATCCGGTAGTACCTGTACGTGCATTCCAAACATCTGAATCTTCTCCGATAGGAGTACTTCCAGTGAAGATACTTGTTCCATCTGAATCATCATCCAACGTTGGTGAGTTGGGTGACAAGAACTCACCCATACTTGAGTATAATCTGTCTAGTTGATCAACTGTCAAATCACCTACGTCATTAAGATCGTTACCCGTAAAGGCCGGATAATCTGAAGATGGTGATCTACCACCACGTCCAGATCCCATAATCATACGGAACTGGATGCGGTCACCTGTAGTATCTGTTGGATTATTGATATCAAACAATGCAGTATGTTGTGCAAATCCTCTCTCATCAAAGTCTGCAGTACCTTCCAATACGATTGGTGGTTTGATCGCTTCGCCTGGGTCGAACTGTAATTCTTCAAACGATCCAGTACCTACGATCTGAGTCAGACCTCCAAGATACATCCCCGCAGGGTGGACTAACAACTTATACGCATCCCTCCACTGTGCAACTGATAATTCTGAACGGATCTGAATTGCATATGTTTGATACAGTTTATTGTCCGTTAAATACCTAGCAGACTCCGCACCAACTTTAGATTCGTTCAACTTAAATATATATTGTTTCGTATAGACCACATCTGGCTCTATAGAAAAAAAGGTCTTAAAGAACTGACGGATACTATATCGGGTACCCTTGGTTCTGTAGAGATAACTAGAGTACTGCACTGCAGTACGTTTGTCATCAAACCCCTGAAAGTAATTCTGTCCCAGTAGATAGTCATCTTCGAAGTATTGAAGAAGATCTCTATCTGTCTGAGTAATATCTCTCGTTTCAAAAACATTATTTAGGAAACGATTAAGTGATTCATCCTGTTCTTGAAGTTCAAAATACTTCTTCAGAAAGGTTACAAACTTAGGGTATTCCTGCAATACAACAGAAGGAAGAAGAGAATCAATCTGTTGTTCTCTTACATTTAAATCCCTTCGGATTGTATCCTTTAATGTCTTGTCTGTATGACTGATCATTTAGTTACTCGCAGTTGTCCTGAGTCCTTTAGCACTTAACCTTGTATTGTCGTATTGCAATATGTACTCTCTTTGTGGTACAATAGCACTTGCATTCGCAGGTACACAGGATAACTTAATTATTTTACTTTCGTCTGATTTAAAACCTTTCAAATCTACCCTACCCGAAGAGGGGGTATAGTATCCTACATTATCACCGCCTGGCGCAACTTCACCAGTCGAAATCTCAATGATCTGTAATCTAGTACCACTAGTTAATGAACTCCGTGCGGATACAGACACCGTACCAGACGTTTGTGCAGTATTGGTTGCGGTAACTAATCCAGTTGCGGTTACTGTTTCTACGACATCTTTCGTGACAACTGGTCTACCGTAAATATCGTAGGTAACTCTACTAGTCGATAATGTAGCTGTTGCAACTGGTTTGACTAACTCATTTCGAATCTTACAGTTCGCACCATTAAATTTAAAGGTTGAACTTTCAATGATTATTTCTTTATCATCTGGATTAGCAATAGGTACAGGGAAACTAAACGCAAAGTCCTGTTCTACACCAGAAGATGGTTGGAACCTTTGTTGCATCTTGATATCTGCACGAGAAGAAAGAATTGCATTACTAACTTCATCGACATCTGCAATCATTTGTGACCTACGGAATGCTTGACCAAACTTACCAACATTCGAAGAGAAATAATTGGTCATTGTATTCCTTACTTTTTCTTGCAACGCATTGATTGACAAGTTAGTATAATCTGGGTTATACTGGAAGAATACATTTGCCTCAATAAAAGTCTTAATAGGATCTGTATACTTCAGATCAAAAGACGCAATAGACAACTGGTCTACTAAGGTATGGATATCTTCCTTAGTCTGATTAATGATAGTCTGAGACACATCTGGTTTAAATTCAATTGACAGGAACGCAACACCATATTCTGGTTCTAGGTTATCCTCTCCACCCCACGCAATGATATCTCTGATCAGTGGCCCATATGTTCTCATAACAAGATTACCATAGTCTACGTGTGTAACCATACGGTTCTGAGTTGCATATCGGAAAGGGGCATTCCTTCTTATGGAATTAAGTTTCTCTTTATCGGAACCACCAACAGACTTACTTGTTGATGAAACAATAGGCAACCTTTCAAGACCAATACCACTAGGTGGTTCAGTTACTTCTACAGTATTAATAGGTTCAAATATCTTTGCACCATTTGCGTTCGCACCATCTACTGAAAGATACTCTACTGTGATCTTAGCACCCGCTTTTGGTACTGCACCCAATGTAGATCCATTACCAAATGTTAGTTCGAAGAATCCGTTCGGTGCTTCTTTGAGAATATATGCAGGAGTTGTTGCAGTGATATTAGTTGCGGTTTCTAGATTTACATAGGTAGTAAAGTCTGGTGATGTAGCACTCTCGAAGATTTTTACAACTGCAGTCGATCTATCCATGTTCTCATCTGGGATAATATACAACATTTCCTCACCATCACCACCGGCAAAGAATGTCTTAGTACGAGCAATACCCTCATAGATAGGAATGTTTCTGTCACCATTCAGAGTCTTGAATTCGAAGAAGTTGTTACCGTCATTATTGCCTTCGATAAGTTCCTGAGTCTGGAAGATATATGTTGCGTCTCCTACAGATGCATTAAATTTATAACCAGATGCAATCTGTAACTTCTCAGGTACGTTAGCCTGTGACTCACCCAAGTTAAACGATATATTGACTCTTGCTTGAGATGCAGTTTTTGATGCAGGAATATATCCCAGTGTTTCTGCATGGGATACTACACTGGATCGTAGCTGTGCAGTATTTAGGAATGACTCGTTTAATGCAAAGTTTGCAGTCAATCCATTAATGTGTGTGTTGTAGGCAAGTACATCCAACAGGTTAGCAATACCAGATGCCTCAAAATCAAAATCAGCAAACTCTTTTTGCTGTTCCATATAAGTCTTCAGATTATTCTTTATCGATGTAAAGTCTAATGCCGAGGAAGTAATAGTGGTTGTTTGTGCCATTATCGTAACCTATTTAATTGTGTTGTAAATTCTACCGACTCATTGGAGTTGACTATGGAGAACACTACAGTGATATCTAATGTGTTATTGCCTTCATCGAAGTCTGTATGAACCTGAAGGCGTTTCGGATCTATTCTTGGTTCAAAAGTTTTTATGTTCTGTTTGATTGCGTATTCGATTTCACCTGTAGTTCTTCGATCTCCCAACTCAAACAAATACTGTTGAAGATTTGCACCATGATACGGAGAGAAAGGTCTCTCTGTACGATTCGTCATCAACAACAGTTTCAATGCCTGTTTAACTGCGGAAAGAGAATGTTTCTTGTACACGTCACCAGACCCTTTCGCAGTAAACGAAAGATCAAGATCTATATACTCACGGTTCTTGGTAGTCTTGACTGTAGTAGTCTTTCCTAACCCACCATCTTCTATTGAAAAGGCACATGCCATTCTAAGTTCCTGTAATTATCTTATTCTATTTATACTATTTTTCTAAGACTTCTATAAGTTCATTTGCACTTAAAAGGTGACCATTGTACATTGACTGCACATTCATTCCGAAACTCACGTCAAATGATTCCGGAACTTCCGGCATTGTCACTGCGATTTGTCCGTTAATCGCACCCGTAGGATCCCACTTGTCATATTCGAGTGACAACATATCGTAATTCACATAGTCTTTCCAATACTCTGCAACATCGAATGTTCTTTCCAAATCAACAGTCCCGTCCTCATCGATCACTTTGTAGACTACGAGTTGTCCATCTTGTTTCTTTTTGTTGTCCCCTGATATCAGTTTTTCGTTATCACCAAATCCTTCTTCAGGGCCACCACGATAGATACCTTCGACAATAATAAG